TTTTACTTTCTTGGTTCTGCTGGTCTTAGTGTTACTGAGCAAATGCAAGCATTTGTCCCAACTGTTACATTAGCTAAAGCTGCAGTAATCGAAGCAGGTGTCGCAGCTGAAATTCTTGTTGATACTATCAAAGGATTTAAACTCAACTTTGCTGATGCTGGTCATGTTACTGACATATTAGCAAAAGCGGTAATCTCAAGTAACATGAACTTTTTAGATTTAGGTGAGACATTAAGTTTAGTTGCAGGCGTGGCCAGGACCACAAATAATACATTGGCAGAAACTGTTGCTGCAATTGAACTGATGGCTAATGTTGGTATCAAAGGTACAAGAGCTGGTACTACTTTAAGACGTTCACTGTTGAATCTAGCTGCACCATCAAGTAAGATTAGTGGCTTATTCAAAACTTATGGTATTAACATTAGTGATGCATCCGGAAAATTAAAACCCTACATTACATTAGTTGGTGAGCTTGGAGTTGTATTAAACCAAGCCTCAGAAGCTGAACGTAATTTAGCTTTCAGAACATTGTTTGGTGCAAGGGCAATTGCTGGTCAGCTAGAAGTATTTGATGCAGGTGCTGACAAAGTCAGAGCAATGGCAATTGAGTTAGAGTTAGCTGGTGGTACTGCTGAAGAAATTGCAAATAAACAAATGGTTGCATTCTCTGAACAGGTTGGAATACTTGGTAAAGAATTTGAACAATTAGCAAGACATGTTGCCAGAGAAGCTGTACCTGCATTAAAGGTGTTAACAGAATGGGCGGGTAGTGCTGTAAAAGGTTTAACAAAATTAGCAGACACATTCCCTAACCTTGCTGGTGGTCTTGTAATGGCTTCATCTTCAATGGGTACTGTCATGACAGTTGCTGGTGGATTAACCATGATACTCAGTCAGTTAACACTAGTAGCATGGGGTTTCCATACATCTCTATTAGCGCTTACTACTACTGTAGCTCCGTGGCTGATTGGAATTGCTTTAGTAACAGTAGCTTTTGCAACATTCGCAAATGTAGCAGCTAGAGCAAAATTAGAGCAAGATGAACTAAATGAGTCAATCAAAGATAGTGCTAAAAAACTAAAAGATACTAAACCAAAATGGGAAGAGTACTTAAAGCTAATTGGTGATAGACAAGTTGAGAAGGGTTCAGTTAGTATTCCCAAAAATGCTGCATTTGGAATTACTGTAACCCCAGAAATGCAGTCTCAATTACTTGAAACATATGAGCAACGATATAAAAGATACAAGAATGCTATCATCAAAGATAATATTGACTTAGTTAAAAGTCAAAAGGGTACATCTGCGGAAATATTTGATTTAGCCAAGAAACATAATGTACCCATAAAACATGGATTCACATCCGCAACATTTGGCGCTAAACCAGTTAAAACATATAATTTTCAAGAGATACAAACAGACACGCAAAAAGTAATCAAAGCACATAGAACGATGTTAGAAAAACAGCTGGATAATTTAGCTGGAAGCTTCGCAGAAGAAGTATTAATGGAGCAGAAAAAGAATCAAGAGATTACAGCTAATCGTGAGGGTGTTTTTAAAGCAATGAAAGATAGTGAGCTAAAAAGCTTGGGTGATTTATTAGATTCGACATTAGGTATGGAAACTCAAGCATTACAAGCCAGAAAACAAATATTGAAAGACCAAGTTAGTGAATATAAAAATGCTATGAATGAAATAAATTCTACAAAAGAACTTACTGCTAAACGAAACTCGTTAATAGATGAGTGGGAAGCCCAACAATCTATAATAATACAACGAGATGCAGCAATTGAAATTGGAACTCTTAGACAGGGATTCCGAGCAAGGGCTGCACAGATTGGAGAAGAACTAAAATCTGTTGGTGAGATAGGTGCAAGCATTGCTGACTCAATGCAGACTTCATTTGCATCTGCATTTGAAGGAATTCTTACTGGAGCTAGATCATTAAAAGAATCAGTTGTAGATTTTGCCAGCATGATGATGGGTGCTCTAATGAAACTAGCTGCACAACAATTAGCAATGGGACTTATGAGTGCTATGTTTGGTGCGACACCCTCTCCTCAAATAAGTGGCCCAGGTGGAACTGGACCGATGGCTGCACCAATGAAGAAACATTCAGGTGGATTGATTTCTGGTGCTACAATGGGCGGTTTAAAACAGGATGAGTTTCCAGCTATACTACAGCAAGGTGAACGTGTAGTTCCACGTGGTACAAATATGAATCAGAGTCAACCTAATATCATTATTAACTTTGAGGACAATACACAGAAGGGTGTTACACCAACTGATAAGGGTACATCATTTGATGGTAAATCTTTTATAAGAAAAATTATTATCGAAGACTCAATAACAAACGGTCCAATGAAACAAGCTGGAGCAATTAACTAATGTCACTATTTCCAACGCTATCTAGAAAGCCAGAGCCATTCACATTTGAAGAAGAGCCAGTTGAAGACTCAACAATTACATCTAAATTTGAAAATGGATCTGTACAATCTAGAGCTAAATTTACAAGCGTACCAAAGCAGTGGACATTTAGTTATGTCTTATTGACTTCAGCCGATAAATCTTTATTAACAGTATTTGAGAAATCAGTAAATTATGCAGCTGGGTCATTTAGCTGGGTAAATCCTCAAGATGATAATACATATCAAGTTAGGTTTGCCAGACCAGTCAAATTTAATATCGACCATAAACCAGATCTATGGTCTGCAAATATTATGTTGGTTGAGACGGTACCTAACAGTGAGAATAGTATATTGGTTGAAACTATAATCGCATCTAATGTAGATATCTCAACATCAGATATAACGATGATTGGACAAATTCTAAATGCTGGAGATCAGGTTGATGTATCAGATCTTACTGGGTACTTTGAATATGGTTCTGATATTAATAGTTTACATGCAGTAGATTTTACATTTACTGTTAATGTTAGTGACTTTAAAACTGGAGCAAAGACTGGTGTGTTTGCGCTTGAATCTAATATTCTTGTAAGCTTTAAAGATTTCTATTACCGTGCAGTAGTAAAGTCTGATGATGATGCGAGTATTGGGTATGGTGAGATCAAATCAATTACATCAGATCTGTTGGGGTATGGCTCATGACATTATCTAATGATTTAATCCTAGCTAAGAATAAAATGAATAACCCAGATCCATGGGTTGTTCTGGTTAAAGTAACTTTAAATGATCTTGGAGCTACAGTCTTCAGATTGGCAAGGAATCAAACTGATTTATACTTTGATGATGGTAGTAATGGTTTAGAACTGTACACTGCATTTCCATTTGAACTTGATGTTCTTAACTTATCATCAAAGGGTGAGATTCCAAGTCTAGTACTCCGAGTATGTAATGTCACACGACTGCTACAACCATATCTTGAAGATCTTGCTGGTGGAATTGGCTCGTCAGTAAAACTTATGGTTGTTCATTTTGATGCAACCACTGCAGCTCAGACTGGTAATATTGCTGACTATGCTGACTTAGTTCATACATATGATGTTATTGGAAGCTCATCAAATGAGAAGTGGCTAGTATTTACATTGGGTGCACCTAGTCCCCTTAGACAGCCATTCCCATTAAATAAATACTATGCCTTACATTGTCGATGGCAGTTTGATACTGCAGCTACACCGAGCCCTGAATGTGACTACTTGACATATGGTGATGGTCTTAGTAAAACTGTTTGTAAACGTACTTTTGAAGATTGCAAATCTCATGATAATGCAGCAAGGTTCGGTGGTTTTGTTGGTCTTCAATCAGGAGGTGTGAGAATTGTTTAATACAAATTTAAACTACACAGATTTACTTGGCATTCCATTTAAGATGGGTGGAAGAACTAAACAAGAAGGATTTGATTGTTATGGTCTTTGTATGGAAGTTGCCAAACGAGCCGGTGTAACTCCATATGAATTTAATATAGGCATTGAAGATTTACATAAACGGTCAGATGCTATTAATAATGGTAAAGAAAGTTGTATTGAAATTGACAAGCCTGAACCATTTTGTATTGTCACATTTAAAATACGTCCACCGTATGTAACACATATGGGTATAGTCCTTGAGGATTGTAAAAGCTTTATTCATATTCTTAAGAAACGATCTGTGTCTATAGCTAGATTAGATGAACCAATTTGGAAAAGAAAAATTGATGGCTTCTATAGGTATGACCAATGAAACTAATAGTTGTTGAAAATCCATTTAAGCGTACCGATACAAAAGTATCAACAGTTGAGTACCAGGGTGAAACATTACTTGAACTTCGTAACAAAACATTTCCTGAAGAAGTTGGTGTAAGCATATCAATCAATGGAGGTATTGTTCCACAACAATGCTGGGCAACTAGACGACCACGAAATCATGAAGAAATAATGATGGTACCTGTTGTCAGTGGTGGCGATGGTGGCGGTAAAATGATTCTCAATATTGTTATCATGCTTGCAGTAATTTGGTTTACTGCTGGAGCTGGAGCTCAGTTTGCATTAGGTCTTGGCGAAATGGCTCTTGGTGCTGGCGCTGCTGGTGCTGCAATGTTTGGAACAGCAGTAATCATGGCAGCCACTGGATTGTTACTTGCTGTTTTAACACCAACACCCAAAGCAAAGAAACCCGGGTTAATGGCGTCACAAGAAAATTCACAAACATTTGGCTGGAGTCCTAGTTCAGTACAAGACCAAGGTATACCAGTTCCGATGTTTTATGGAAAGAATAAAGTATTTGGTAATGTCATTGCAACAAATATTGAATTAACCAAAGATCAAACTGGACAAATTTTAAATGCTCTTTTTGCCCTTGGGAGTGGACCAACAAGAAATGTTGAGGGCTCAGTATATGGTGACTCTGATTATGGTATTACTGATTTAAAAATTAATGACCAACCAATTGACAATTTTACTAGTGTCTCACATGAAGAAAGATTTGGTACATTAACCCAGACTGTTATTGATAATTTTAATGATACAAAAACTCAAAGATCTGTATCTGTAATTGTCAAATATGATGATGACCAAACATATACCACTTCTAACCCAGGATTTGCTCAATTAGAAGTTGTTTTATCTTTCCCGTCGGGGTTATATTTTGCAGATGACCAAGGTGGTTTATCTGACTATACAGTTGGAATTAAAATTGAAGTATCAGTTAAAGATGCAGACTCATGGACTACAATTGGTGAAGAAGATATAACAGATAAAAGAGCAACAGCAATATTAAGAGAGTATAATACTAAAACTGCATTTCCAGATAACCTTGATATTACAAAAGATTATGATATTCGTGTAAGCAAGACGACTCCAGATAATAGTGATACTCGGTATGGCCAAAAATTATCATTCTCTGCAATAAAAGAAGTAATCCTTGATGACTTTATTTATCCAACAACTCCATTGGTCAGTATTAAAGCTTTAGCAACAGATCAATTATCTGGTTCAATTGGCTTCTCATGTATTCAAGAAGGTAAAGTAATTAGAGTGTACAATGGAGCAACATGGTCAATTGCACATTCAACTAATCCAGCATGGATAATATGGGACATACTAACTCAACCAATTATTGCAGGTGCAGGTACTGCTGCTAGCCCATATACCATTTCTCAAAAAGGTGGTAATGATGTCTATCGTGGAATAAACCCAGACCTCAGCGCTGACCAACCAAGACTAAATTTAGAAGCATTCTATGAGCTTGCTCAATTCTGTGAAGATCAAGTACCAGATGGTGAGGGTACAACAATAACAAATATTACACAAGCAAATCCAGGTGTAGTATCATCAGAAGCTCATGGGAAAGATAATGGTGACTCTGTTATCATTACGGCCGTAGAAGGAATGACAGAAGTAAACAATACTGTTTTTACTGTAGCAAATAAAACAGCTGATACATTTGAGCTTCAAGGTGTTAACACCAGTGGATATGGTGCATGGTCTGCTGGTGGCATAGCAAGCACACCAGAGAATCGTATTAACTTTAATGGTGGATTTGATTCAGAAACAAGTGTGTGGGAAGCAGCTTTAAAAGTATGTGAAATTGCAAGATGTGTTTTAATTTGGAATGGTTTAGAAATAACTCTTGCTATTGACAAACCAACTAGTCCAACACAAATGTTTACTGTTGGTAATATCTATCAGAAAACTTTCGATGAATCATTTTTACCTCAGGCTGACCGGGCTAGTGAACTTGAGATTCAGTTCAATGACTCAGAACAAGATTATAAACGTGTTCCATTTAATATATTTAATACAGCTATTGATAACCCATCAAATAAAATATCACTTGATTTATTTGGAATCACTAAAGGTTCAGAAGCATGGCGTGCTGGAATATTCAGATTAAACACAACAAACTTACTAAAGCGTACAGTAACATTTGATGTTGATATTGATGCTGTTGCATGTGCACTTGGTGATGTTGTTTATGTCCAGCATGATATTCCAAACTGGGGCTCAACCTCAGCTGGATTAATTGGAGAAGGAGACGACCCATATGGTGGTGGTGGTAGATTGCTACATGCAACTAACACTGGAAATGCCGTGCTTACTGTTGATAGAAAAATGTATTTTGACGATCCAGACTGGGATGCTGGTGCTAACATATATGAATTGATGGTTAGAACTAAAAATGATACAATTGAAACCAAGATTATCACAGGTGTAGCTGGTGAAAATAATGAGATCATTACTGTAGCTGGTACATTTGGTATGGACCCAGAAGTAACTGATATCTGGGCCGCAGGAGCACAAAATTTAGTAGCAAAAGAATTTCGTGTTATAAACATTGAGAAGAGTCAAGAACAACGTATCAAGCTTAGGCTCATAGAATATAATGCAGGGGTATATGCTTCAGATTTTGAAGAGGCAGACTTACCTGGTAGTGATGATGTCTACAACCCATCTGCATATTCAGACCTTGAAGTTTCTAACTTATTATTAACTGAGAATGCAGCAATTGATGAATCTGGTATACTTAGTCGTGATATTATTTTAACATATGATATCCCATCTGATGTACCATGGAGATCTGCTGAAG